TCGTCATGTTAAGTCAAGAGATTCAGAGTTTGGTTATCAGATAGAGTTTTTAGAAGCTGACCATTTAGATGAAACTAAAAACGACAATCCTGAAAAGGGTGGTAATAAAATAAAAATGGGCGTTGAACTAAATGCAAGTAATAAACCTATTGCTTATTATCTCTTCAAAAATCATCCATTTGATAACCAACACTATGCAAGACAAAGCCACATCAGATTGAATGCTGATGAAATGATTCACGCTTACATACCAAACAGACCTGAACAAAATAGAGGTGTGCCATTTACTGCATCTGCTATGGCAAATATAAAAATGCTTGGTGGCTATCTTGAAGCAGAAATAGTTTCTGCAAGAGTAGCAGCAAGTAAGATGGGATTTTTTACAAGTCCTGATGGCGATAGTTATGTAGGCGATGGTGAAGATGAAGAATATGTACCTATAATGAACGCTGAAGCTGGAACATTTGAACAGCTACCAGCAGGAATGGATTTCAAATCTTTTGACCCTGACCATCCTACATCTGCTTTTGAATCATTCAGCACACAAGTTTTAAGAAGTATTGCATCAGGTTTAAATATTTCTTATCACGCTTTAACCAATGACCTTAGTTCTGTAAATTACAGTTCTTTAAGAGCAGGTGCATTAGAAGATAGAGAGATGTATAGGCTGTATCAAAGATTTACCATTGACCATTTCGTTAGACCTGTTTTTGAAAGGTGGTTAGAGATGTCAATATCAAGTGGTGCTATCTCAACATCTCCAAGTACCAACCAACCTTTGCCAATGAGCAGATACGATAAGTTTGCTAATTCAGCAAACTTTATACCAAGAAGTTTTTCGTGGGTAGACCCACAAAAAGAAATGATGGCTTCTATAAGTGGTATGCAGTCAGGTCTAGTAACATTTCAAGATGTTCAAGCAAATTATGGAAGAGATGTTGAGGAGTTGTTTGAGCAACACGAAAGAGAACAGAAGTTAGCGGAACAGTATGGTGTGAAAACAGCATTTCAACCTTTTGGAATGAAGATGCCTGTTGAGGCTGACATTCAGGGTGGCGAGGGTGGCGAAGATGGCTAAACCAAACGAAGGCATGAAAGTCGAAGCACAAAAAGGCTTAGATTGGCGTGAAGAATTTGGTCGTGGCGGTACTAGAGTAGGTGCAGTAAGAGCAAGACAGATAGTGGCAGGTGAAAATTTATCTGATGATACTATCAAAAGAATGTTCAGTTTTTTTAGCAGACATGAAGTTGATAAAGAAGCTGAAGGTTTTAATTCAGGAGAAGAAGGCTATCCTTCAAATGGCAGAATAGCTTGGGCGTTATGGGGTGGTGATGCTGGTTTTGCTTGGTCAAGAAGATTAGTAGAACAAATGAAAAAAGAAGAAGAAACCAGAGCAGTATCAGGTAAGGCTCTTAAAATGATACAAAACAAAGTAGAAGAACATAATGAAGAAGTAGGCGATGTTAAATCTAAAAGAACTACTGTCGGAGTATTATCAAAAGTTTATGAAAGAGGGATTGGCGCTTATAAGACTAATCCAGCTTCTGTAAGACCTTCAGTAAGTAGTCCAGAGCAATGGGCGGCGGCAAGGATTAATTCCTTTTTGTATGCTTTGCGTAATGGTCGTTTTCGTTCAGGAAAACATGACACAGACTTATTACCTGAAGGGCATCCTTTATCAACCAAAAACAAAGAGGATAAATCTATGGAATATAAAGAAGATAGACATATTCTCAATGTAGAGGAAACAGACGATACTTATGTTATATCGTTTGCTAAACATGAGGATATGATGGAAAGTATGGAAGATGATGACAAAGAAATGATGGAATCTCGACCATACCATGATGAAGAAGATAAAGATGAAGAAGAAAGACTAGACAAGTCCGATATTGTCTATCGAACCCTAGACCTTTCAAGAGCATCTTATATCGATGAAGAAAAAAGAAGAGTGAGAATCGGAGTTAGTTCCGAAGAACCTGTTGAAAGGGATTTTGGCATGGAGATAATCTCACATTCTGAAGAGGACATTGACACTAGTTTTATTGCTAGTGGCAGAAGTCCTTTACTCTTAGACCATGACATGACTAAACAGATTGGTGTGGTCGAAAGATACGAAATTGATTCTGCTGAAAAAAGTGCGAAAGCAATAGTTCGCTTTGGTCGAAGCGACTTAGCAGAGGAAGTATATCAAGACGTCAAAGATGGTATTCGTCAAAATATCAGTGTTGGCTATAAGATAAATGGCATGGAACGTATGCGTGGCAACCAAGATGATAAGCCGATGTTCAGAGTATCAACTACACCTTTAGAAGTGTCTGTTGTTTCTGTACCTGCTGACCAATCTCAAGCTGTCGGTGTAGGACGTTCTGAAGATAAACAAACAACCATAAAGGTAAAAACAATGACTGAAGAAGTTAAAAATGAAATAAACCTTGATGAAGTTAGGCAAGAATCTGTTGCTGAAGCTAAAGCCGAATTCGTTAGAAATTCTAAAGAAATTATGGACTTAGCTGTTAGACACAACAGAAGAGACTTAGCTGACAAGGCTATTCAAGATGGTAACTCAGTAGAAGAATTTAGAGGAATCTTATTAGACCAAATAGCGACTGATAAGCCTTTAGAAACTCCTGAGATTGGCATGAATAAAAAGGAAGTACGTCAGTTTTCGATTATGAAAGCAATCAATGCTTTAGCTAATCCAACTGACAGAAAGGCACAAAGAGAAGCTGAATTTGAATTTGAATGTTCAGAAGAAGCATCTAAACACTATGGCAGAACTGCACAAGGTATTATGTTACCACCTGAAGTTATGGCTAATTGGAACAAAAGGGATTTGAATGCATCTGATGATGCTGGTCTTGTTGGACAAGATTTCAGACCTGAAAGTTTCATTGACACGCTCAGAAACGCATCTGCTGTAATGCCATTGGCTACAAACCTAAATGGACTATCTGGCGATGTTAAGATTCCTAAGAAAACATCTGCTGCATCTGCTGCTTTTATTAGTGCAGAAGGTGGTGCATCTGGTGAGTCTGAAATGGTAATAGGTTCTGTAACTATGTCTCCAAAAACTGTAGGTGTACACACAGACGTTACTCGTCAATTAATGCTTCAATCATCTTTAGATGTTGAAAACTTAATTCGTGATGACTTAGCTAAATCAATGGCAATTGCAATTGATGATGGTGCTTTAGAAGGTAGTGGTTCTAGTGGAAATCCAAGAGGTATCACTAACACTTCAGGTATCAATACTGTTTCTTTAAGTAGTGCGGCTGCACCAACTTTCGCAGAAATGGTTTCAATTGAAACAAGTGTTGCTGTCGATAATGCTTTAGTGGGCGATTTAGCTTACATCATTAATCCAGCTAACTTCGGTACGCTAAAAACTACGGCTAAAGATTCAGGTAGTGGTTTATTCGTGGCTGAGAATGGCATGGTTAATGGTTATCCAGTAGTAGTATCAAATCAAATTACTGCGAATAACTATGTGTTCGGAAACTTCAATGACCTATTAATTGGGTTCTTTGGTGGTTTAGACATTACTGTTGACCCTTACTCTAACTCTACTTCAGGTACAGTTAGAATCGTTGCTCTACAATCAGTAGACGTAGCTGTAAGACACGCAGTTTCTTTCTGTAACGCAAGTTAATAGATGGTATTAACAACTGAAAAGGCAGTAGGGGTTTTCTCTACTGCCCTTTCTAAAAACAAGGAAGGCAAAATGAAAGTTTTAATTCTTAGAGATACAGTTGCTGATGGTAAAAAAGTTTCTGCTGGTGAAGTTGTCGAATTAGATAACGATACTGCTAATACTTTAATGAGTTATGGCAAAGCGGAAGCATCCGATGGCAAAGTATCAGAAAAAAAAGATAGAAGTGTTGGTTTAGAAAAATCAGAAGTTAAAGTCAAAAGGAGAAAGGAAAAGTAAATGGCTTTAGAATTTGATGCTGATTTTGACGGCTACTTTGATGATTCTTATGGGCATGGTGTATCTGCTACTTATACTGTTAGCGGTGGTTCTGCAACAACTATCAAGGTTATCCTTGAAGATGAATATTTATCAGTAGATGGTTTAACTGTTGGGGTTGAGAGTAGTACACCTGTCGCATATTGCAAAACCAAAGACGTATCATCAGCAGGTCATGGTGATACTTTGGCTTTTTCAGCGCAAACTGATTTAGATGGTAACACTCTAAAGGGTGCAAAAACTTATTCTGTTGTAAATGTGCAACCTGATAACACAGGCATTACAGCTTTAATATTACAAGAACAATAATGGCTAATCACATAAGACAACAAATAAGAGAAAGAGTTGGTACAACCTTAACAGGTCTAACTACTACAGGTTCTAATGTTTATCAAAGCAGAGTTTATAATTTAGAAGAGTCTAAGTTACCAGCAATAATTATTTATACAAAATCTGAAGATTCAGAATTACTAGAAATGGGTTCAAGTAGAACAATACAAAGGAATCTATCTCTAGTAGTTGAAGCGTATGTGAAAGCAAATAGCAATTATGATGATACGATTGATACTATTGCTAAAGAAGTTGAAGCGGCTATGGGTGCAGATGTAACTCACAATAATTTAGCCAGAGATTCTTTTCTAGATTCAACAGAAATAAATTATAATGGCGAGGGTGAACAACCTATTGCTGTTATGACTATGGTATATAATATAGGTTATCAAACTACAGAAGTGGCAGCAGATGTCGCTTTATAGAGGTTTTTATTATGGATAAAAATGTAATGGTTTCTCCTGATGGCAAAAGCAAAATTACTGTTTTTGATTCAGAAGTAGAAAATCTAAAACAAAATGGGTGGATTCTTGAAGGAGAATCTAAAATTAAAACAAAATCTAAAGAGGATTAATAATGGCAACATTAACAGGTAAAGCTGGTGTAGTTCAAACAGGCAGTAATGCTATAGCAGAAGTTAGGTCTTACAGTATCACGCAAACAGGTGACACTACAGAATCTACTTCAATGGGTGACTCAGCAAAAACATTTGAAGCTACTTTGACTGAATTTTCGGGTTCAGTAGATGTATTTTTTGATGATACTGATACTTCAGGTCAAGTTTCTTTGACTATAGGTTCTTCATTCACTATGAATTTAGCACCTGAAGGTACAGCAAGTGGTGCATACAAATTGTCAGGCACAGCTATCGTAACTGATGTTACTAGAACTGCGGCACATGATGGATTAGTTGAAATGTCGATTGCATTTCAAGGTACAGGTGCATTGGCTATTGGTACTTACTCATAATGACTAAAGCGATTGATAATGTCGTTGCTCACTTTGACAGTCAAGAAATTAAAAAAATTGAAGTCAAAGAATGGGGAACAGAAGAACAACCTTTAGAAATTTTTACAAAACCATTAACATTACAAGAGTCTAAAAAACTCTACAAAATGGCAAATGGTGGCGATTTGGAAGTTATGGTTTATGCAATCATTACCAAAAGTCTTGATGCAGATGGCAATAAACTTTTTACATTAGCTGATAAAGAGTCACTTATGACTAAAGCTGATGTAGAAGTTTTGTCTAATGTTGCATCTGAGATTTTAGGTAGTGTTACATCTGAAACAGCACAGGAAAAGTAAAAGCCGATTCTGATTTATTTGCTATGTTTGCTCTTGCAGACAGACTCGGCATGACAGTTCAACAGTTACAAAAGAGCATGACTGTAGAGGAGTTTGTTTATTGGTTGGCATATTTAGAAGAAATGAATAAAAGAATGGAAAGAAATGGGTAACTTAGGAAAATTAAACATTGTCATTTCTGCTGTTAATAAGACTCAAAAAGTATTTAATACTGTCAAAAAAGGTTTAAATGGAGTTAAAAATGCAGTTGGCAAAGCACTCAAAGCCTTCGGTATGCTTACTGCTGGTATTGGTGCTGTAGCTGGTGCATTAACTGTTTTATTTAAAAAATCTTTTGATTATATAGATGTTATTGGCAAGATAGCATCTCGGACAGGTGCAACAACTGATGTAATTCAAGCCTTTCAATTATCTGCTATTCAATCAGGTGCTTCGATTGATACTGCAAACAAAGCAATCCAAAAATTTGCCAAGATGGTTGGTGAAGGTCGTAAAGGTTTAAAAACTTATACAGATATTTTTGACCGCTATGGTGTGTCTTTGAACACAGCCACAGGTGAAGAAAAATCTTTTAACGAAGTTTTGTTTCAAATGATGGAAGGCATGAAACAAAGCGGAGATATATTTCTTAGAAATGCAGACTTAGCTTTGTTATTTGGTCGTGCTGGTCAAGAACTTACCAATACTATTTTGATGGGTGGCAAAGCCTTTGAACTTTATGTTGAAAAACAAAAAGAATTAGGTTTAATTTTAGATGGCAAGACAATATCTGCTACAGAAGCATTTAACGATAGATTATCAAGAATAGGTTTTACTTTTAGAGTTATTAGAGATTCCATAACTACAGCTTTTTTACCTGTTTTAGACCAATTTGCTGAATCTATAGAAAATACTTTAGCAGCAAAGAACGCTAAGAAATTAGGTCAAGATTTTGCAGAAGGAATAATTGATGCCCTTATAAATATACTAGAAGCATCTGATGATTTTAGAATGGCTTTTGAAAGAAATTTTCTAAGTGTAAATAAAGTTTTAGCAGGTTTAGCTATAAGTTTAAATAGCATAGGAATAGCTTTTAATTTATTTTCTATGGGTGCTTTAGGAAGCACAGAATTTGCCAAAGGATTCACAGATGAAGTTAAAAGATTAATAGGAGAAAATGAAAAATTATTAGAAACTTTTAACAAACCTATTTTACCAAGTGAAAATATAGCAAATGCAGTATCTGGTTTAGAAAGCATGAGACAAGCCATGAAACGTGCTTTTGGTGATGGAGAAGACGAAGGCGGTAATTTTTTTGAAGTTTTTGGTGATAAAGCACAAGGTTTTTCTGCAAAAATGTCACAAATGGTTGCTGACATACAAGCGCCATTATTTCAATTTAAAGAAAGTTTCCAAAGCACAGGTACAATGATTGGTAATAGCATTGTTAATACAATGCAAAAATTTGAAGATACTTTAGTTGATGGTCTTATGAAAGGTAAATTAGATTTTAAAGATTTTGCAAATTTTGTTATTGCAGAAATTCTTAGAATTGCAATTAGAAAATTTGTTATAGAAAGCATTTTTGGTATGATTGGCGGTTTTTTTGGTGGTGCTGGTGGTGGAAAAAACATGGGTGGTTTTAGAGGAGACATAAATCCAACAGGTATGTTTACAGCAGAGGGCGGTGGTTTTACAGGATTTGGCGCAAGAACAGGTGGCGTAGATGGCAGAGGTGGCTTTCCAGCAATACTACATCCTAATGAATCTGTAATAGACCACAGAAAAGGTGGCATGGGCGGTACTCCTGTAAATATCACCTACAACATTCAAGCCTTTGATTCTAAAGATACTTTAGCTGCAATAACAGAAAATGCACCTACTATATCTGCCATAGTAGAAAATGAATTTAATCGAAGAGGTAAAAGAGGTTTTGTAACATGAGTGGTAGCTTCCCAACATCACCAGCAGCAAGTAGCGTAAACATAAAATCTATAGAGCCTACTTTAGTTTCTGTTACACAAAATTTAAAAAGACAGGTTAGAAGAAGAGGTGGTCAAAGATGGTTGTTGGAAGTTCAATTTCCACCAATGACCAGAGCAGAGTTTGCGCCTATCTATGCTTTTGCTATGAAGCAACAAGGACAGTTTGAAACCTTCACTTATGTGCCACCTGTTATAAGCACATCACAAGGTGATACAACTGAAAATCCTGTAGTTGATGGTGCGGTGTCAGTTGGTGCAAGTTCAGCGACCATAGATGGTCTTACAGCTTCAGAATCAGGCATTATAAAAGCAGGTGATTTCTTTAAATTTAGTGGTCATTCAAAAGTGTATATGGCTACTGCTGACATGGATGCAGATGGTACAAGTCATGCTACCTTAAATTTTGCACCTAATCTTTTAAATGCAGTTGCTAATGATGAAACTATAACTTTTGCATCAGTACCTTTTACAGTTGCTTTTACTGAAGATATTACACAATTCAGCACTGATGTAAGTTCTTTATATGGTTTTACGATGTCACTAGCAGAAATATTTTAATGAGATGGATAGAGGAAGCACAGGTGCATTTCAAACAGAGATTGTTAAATCAGCAAACAAGCCTTTTCATTTACTTAAACTATCTTTTGACGATGTAAGCTATTATCTTTCTGATGCTTATATTCCTGTAACTTACGACTCAAATACCTACACACCAACAGGTAGTTTTTTAAGTTTTTCTGATATTGTTGAAACTAATGAAGCTAATGTTGAAAGTATTACAATATCTTTATCAGGGGTAGACACTACTTATACCAATTTATTTTTAACAGGCGGTTATTTAGATAGGACAATTGAAATTTATAAAGCATTTTTAGATAGTAGCGATGCTTTGGTTTCAGACCCATTATTAATATTCAGTGGCAGAATAAACAATCCTGTAATAAAAGAAGATGTTGAATCTGGTACTAGTACAATATCAGTACAAGCAAGTTCATTATTTGTGGATTTTGAAAGAATTAGTGCAAGATTTACAAACAATGAATCTCAACAAAGTTTTTTCCCTGGTGATACAGGCTTTAGATTTAGTTCAGTTGTAGTTAAAGAATTGAATTGGGGGATGACTACAGGTGCTACTACGTCAGGTGGTGGTAGTTCTAGCGTATCAACACAGGGTTCAGTGACTTCAGTTATTAATAACACTTCTCCTGCTGAAAAAAGCATTTTTAGAGAACACAGACCAACCAATCCTGTTTTTACTTTAATATCAGATGGTTCGGTAAGAATACACATTGATTATGCTAATAGAAGCACATCTAATTTTTCTGTTGGTGAGCAAGTTAAGATAAATGGTTTTGAAGCTACTACTTTTGATGATGGGGAATTTATTTTAAGTTCTGCAATCAATCATACTGAAGGTGCTGGAACACACGCTATAGTTGCTATTGATTCTGATGGTTTTGGTTTTACTATTGCAGTTCCAAATACAGTAACATCTGTAAAATCAGGTAAATTTGGCGGTAGTGAAATAGTAATCAATGAAGAATTGGTTGTGCCTGTACTAATCGAAACAACATCAGGTTCAAATCAAATTACAGTAAATGCAGATAATTATGCAGCTTTAAGCAGATTTCTTTCAATAGGCATATCTGACGCAATTTCTGTCGGTGGTATATCTCCTATTGTTATGGCTCAAATTCAACAAATATCAGGAGTAACTACAGACACGCTTACAGTTGATTTAACTGATACAACAAACATTATTGCTAATCCTTTAAAAACAACATCAGGTTCAACATCATTAGTAATAGATTTTGCAAGGCATAATATTGCTGTAAGCGATTCAATAACCATTTCAGGTGCTACAGCAGTTGGTGGTGTACCAGCATCAGATATAAATAAATCTCATACTGTTGCAGGTATTACAGCAAATACAGTAACAATTACTGTATCTACATCTGCTTCAAGCACAGCTAGAGGTGGCGGCAGTTCGGTTTTGCTTGATGGTTTTAATATTATTACCAATCCAATAGAAACCACATCTTCATCTGCTACTGTCAAAGTACATTACGCAAGTCATGGTTTGGCTAATGGTGATACTGTAACTTTGTCAGGTATAAACGATGTTGGTGGTTTAGACAGAGATTTATTTAATCAATCGCATATTGTTGTTGATGCTTCAAATGCAGATTATTTCACAATAACCTTAACATCTAGCGCAACAGCATCAGAGTTTGGTGGTGGTGCAAGTGGTGTTTTAGAAAAGCCTATAAAAGCTACATCTTCTGCAAGATATGGTTCTTCAGGTACAACAATTAATTTACCTACAGAAACAAGATGATAGATAAATTAAAAGCAAATAAATATATAGAAGCTAAATTAAATGAGCCTTTTGCATGGGGAACTAATGACTGTAATACATTTATTGTTGAATACTTTGATAAGGTATTAGGTACAGATTTATTAAAAATAATTTATAACAAATATTCTACTAAAGAAGGTGCAATAAAATTTCAAAAAGATTTTGGACAAAGAATATCTGGCAGATGTTTAGAATTAGGCATGACACAGCATCATCCAACTAAGGCAATATTTGGTGATATATTAGTTAAACATAATGAAAATTGGGATTCATGTCATATTTGTATTGGTAGTAAAATAGCATCTATAGATGAACAAATAGGTACAGCAATTATGCCAATATGTGATTTTAACGATTTTGATTCTGCATATAGATTTAGTAATGAAAATTAGAAACATAATATTATTTTTATCTGCCTTATTTTTTACAGGTAGTGTTTTTGCTTTACCAGCATTAGCACCTATTTTTATAGGAATAGGAAGCGCAGTTACTGCGGGTGCTGCTGTAGGTACAGTTGCACTAGCCATTGGAGTAGTTGCTACTGTTATTGCTGTCTATGCAGGTACGCAGTTACTTGGTGCTTTGAATCAGGACTTTCCTGATGATATGTCATCACAAGCACAATCAGCATTATCAAACCAACAAGGCTCAACCAATCCTTTGCCTGTTATTTATGGAGAAAGAAGAGTTGGTGGTACACCAATTTTTTATCATGTATCAGGCGAAGATAATGAATTTCTTCATATTGTTTATGCGATTGCTGAAGGAGAAATATCGGGTGTTTCACAAGTTTATTTAAACAACGACCCTTTA